CGGCAGCGCCAGTAATCATACCCGCCCCAAATCCACCAATCCCTTGTAAAGAAGCTCCTCCTACAACACCTGATAACAACAGTGGTAGCTTATTCGTTAATACTAACAGGATAATTGACGCCAGAAGCAAAACGATAAGACTATTAAGATCAGGAACATCATCTTTAATAAGAGAAAAATATTGATCTATAAATGATTGTCCAATCCCAATAATTAATGTCATCGTGAATAATTGAATGCCAATCGATAAAACAGTTCGTAAGTAATTAATTGCTATATCAGAGGTCCATTTCGAACCACTAAATCCAAGCAATATAACTCCTGCATAACATAACACCCATGCAGAAACCAACATGATTAGCATATTTATCGCTATAAGGGACATCACTACCAAAACGATTATCGCTACTGTTATCATAATGGTGGATATCATTGGCGACCAAATTGATGCGGCTGAACTGACCTTTGTTAATATCGCAAACGCCATATCAACTATGCTTGAGGGCGAAATACCAGTACTTATTCCTAAAGCGTTTGCTGCAAGTTGCCTCATTGAATTAATTATGGATTGCGATATGGATGGGCCGTTGATTAAAAGATAATAAAAAAAACCAATGACGGCAAAAAAGCGAACTATTTCAGCAAGTACGCCTGTCAACCCTTCTCCTTGCATTGCCATCATACCAAATGTCCAAACCATACTTATTAATACCAGCCCCCAGAAGAGCCAATTTGCATAGTCAGCAATTACTGTTGTCCATGTACTGGCTACTTGTTGAAACTTATCTAATAAAGAATCAAGTAGCCCGCTACTATCTAATTGACCAGCATAGGCATTTATAGAAAAGAAAATTATGATACCTAGAAAGGTGAGCTTACTTGCTATTTTCATGATTACCATTCTCGTTTAGGGCTTGGTTTATTATTACTCCGTAGAGCACATTTATCGTATTTATTTTCATCAAATTTATTATCTGGCGTCGATAAACAATCTTTATCATTTTTATCGCAAGAACATATGGCCAATAAACTGATCAGAATAAATACAATCAAAAGATTATCTTTCATTCTGCGTTTCCTCACCAAATTCGCTTCGGGCTTGGTGTATTCTCTCCAGCTAACGCTTTTTCATCAGCGGCTATCTGTTGTGATTCTTTATCTGCCTGAGCCTGTGCCAGTGTTGCTGCAGCGTTTTGCTGGGCTACCAGGAGCGAGCGGATTTGCAGCAGCTGGTTCGTTTGAGCACTTGCAAGCTGGTTAGCGGCCTGAATAGCTTCCATTTGCCCTTGTGCGCCGGTTGCCTGAGTTTGCAAATCTGCCAGGTTATCAGCATCGCTTTGCAGTGTTTCTTGCTGTTCATCAAGAGCCTTAAAAACGGCGTCATTGGCCTTTTTACGCGCCTCAGAGCTGTTCTGTTCTGCTTTACGCAGTGCGCTGATTTCATCTGCAGTACATTCAACATTACTGTTAAAGCACGGTGATGAGCGGTAGTAATTCACGTCCTGATAACGTTTCAGATATGAATCAAGACTCCCGGCCTGATTTTTGTAGTAATTAAGAGTGTCCTGCGCCTGCAACAATTTGTTGATGGTTGAATTGGCCTGATCCCAGATATAGGCCGCAGGTGCGACGGTATTTTTGAGCATGTTTTCATACTGCTGCAGCTGCGTCTGGTACTGCTGGATCTGTTTAGTCACAGCCTGAACGTTGTTAACTGCGCTGATTGTGGTCTGAACCACATTAGTGCCATCAATAACGGGAATTCCGGCCTTAACCGGTAATGCCATGACGGACGCCACGAAAGGAACTATTAAAGCTTTTTTAGCGGCTAAAATCCCTCTTTGTAATGAAACCACTCGGAACATTAAATTCATTTGCTCACCTCTTTTTCATCAGTTCAGTAATATTTAACACACTGTCTTTTAACAGACGCAGGTATATAGGAAACCACACATTTATTTATCCAAGATTTTATCCATAATGTTCCTTAGTTCTTGCCGAGTTGATTCTATTTTCGCAAGCAAGGTTCTTATCAGGGTGGGTGAAAAATCAACTGTTCGAGGATCATTTGCGAGCCATAATTTAAGTAATCCGCCAAGTCTTCCAAGATCAGCGTTTACTCGGCTAAGTTCATTAACCTGTTTTATATCTACGATAGAATCAACCTGATAACCCATTGCAACTCTACGAACAAAACAGGCAACACTTAATCCAGATGCTTCTGCATTTTCTTGGATGAGAATTTTTTCTTCGGGTAAACAATAAACTTTTATTGGCGTACTATTTTTTCTAGTCTGAGTAACTTTCATATAGCTCTCCATACAGGCGGTAGCCTGGCAGAGCAGGACGCCCTTGAGCCGCGATGCGGCGAATAGGGAGTGGTAAAGTTGGAACACCGTAGCGGTGGGCCTACTTTACATGTCCTGCCCTCCTGTTGCCGTAGTATATCTGTGCACATCAATGTGTATTTCAGTGTACAGGATGTGTTTTCTTAGCGTATTAATATAGGATTACTCGGGTAAAGATCTGCAGCAAATGTGTTTCTTGCAAGGAAACTATATTTCTCCCTTTTGAAAATGACCTTTAGTAGTTATAAATGGGCGTCCACCAACTGTATTTATGTTTCGATATATTGTAAGAAATATTTTATTTTCTCATGCACTTTTTTACTTACATTGTCAAAGCATGTGCATTGCAGATTTTAGCGGCTAAAATCTTCCTCCCTATGCCTAAAGCTAGGGGCGTACCTCATATGTCATAAAACCTACCTCAAGTGTCAATATACCAAACGAGTAAGTAATCTCTTCTTCTGGCGTACAACCATCGGCCTTTGGCCGATTCTAGATTTGAAAGCGCCTGCTCAGGCAGGTGATTTCAAAGACTGTAGATCCTGAACGATCCTGTAAATACTGCTGAATAGTAAAAAATCGGGCCGCTGTAGCACGCTACCGGGCCGCTATAACACGCTATCGGGCCGTTGTGACACAATATCGGGCCGTTGTGACACGTTTTATCCTAGAACCGTTCAAATCAATTCCAATTTCCAGCAATTGCACGGAATCTTCTTTCAATCTCCGACGATAGTTACGTAAAGTCATATTACTCGTTCCTTCACCGCATACTGCTAATATCAACGTATCCATATACCACCCTCCTAAAGGATTATTACTATGGGTTAAGACATGACGAGCGACTGCCTGGCTAATACCATGTTGTAGCCGAGCTATGGGGCCAGGATGATAATAAAATGGCAAATCTTTTTTGAGTAACATCGCTAATGCAACACCCAGACGGACACGCCATAAACGGCGTTCTCCCCCAGTCAAAGGATCTGGACGCGTCATAGGTGATGGCACTACATGATCGATCAGTCCCCCTATTATACAGTCGCCGCTTTTCTCCAGCTCTGGCGTTATAATTTCAACTGTTGCGACGCGCAGATCTAAAAGCAATTTCTGTATACGACCATAACTGTATTGTGCATCGGATAGCGTTCGGCGTACTTTCGCTGGATCTACTAATAATTCGATTCCACCATCAGAAATTTCACGACGTTGCTCGGCAACATATAATATTGTCTCTACGATATCGGCATGACGCTGTCCGAGCCGTCCGGTAACACGACAACGACCAAAACTAGTCTCCATCCATTGTCCCTTCACCTCCTTAGGACGCTGGCTTGGCTGGTACAGAATTACTCGGGCTTGCCAAGCTGTACTTGTGGGTGCCACTTTATTACCAGTTGTCATTGTCAGCGCCACTCCAGGTAGATGTTCTTTCTTTAGTAAGCTTTTTATTATTCTTCGAGCTGAGCGCCGTTATTTTTAATACTCCCCCCTCATGTCTCTGTAACCAACGATCTGGCGCACGTTCTCCATAATTTACTTTATTTATTCCAAATCTAACAAATTGACCTCGAACATCATCAGAAATACCATACGTCTTCGCTTCCAAGGCGGTCATGCCCGCCAGATAAGATTGCCACCGTATATTATCAACCAGGACGCTACTACCCCTGCTTGCCTGCTGTATATCACCAACCCCCATCGTGGCAGCGCCTTTGTTTGAATGGTGTAGAAATATAATCGAACATCCAGTATCAGCAGCAATACCTTCTAGCTTTCCAATGACTTTGGACATTGCTGCGCTATTATTCTCATCCTCCTGGTGGAAACGGCGAAGAGTATCCAAAATTATTAAACGTCTACCTTTTGAAACTTCATTGATCAAGTTGCTCCAATCCGGCAAGAAAATATTTGGACACTTCCCTACCAAAGGTTCGACCAGTAGCTTATCAGCTACAATCTGCTGCTGACGTGCTGTTAGATATTTTCCCAACGCATATAAACGATGGTGAACGATGGTTTCAGAGTCCTCCACAGGTAAATATGCCACCAACCCAGTCGGATATTCACCAAAGTTTAAAAGATCTACACCACAAGTAATCTGCACAGCCAATTGTAATGCCAGCATTGACTTTCCAGCGCCTCCCGGAGAAACAATCGCTCCGATAGTACCAATAGCCAAATTAGGCAAGACGTAATCAATTGGTTGTGGCTTAGCTTCAAATGCTTCCATTATGTTCAATGACATTGCTGTTACCTACCTAAAACAACACCGGGTCTGGCCGCTTTAAACATTGCTGATTTACGATCCGCAATCCACTGTTCCACTTCGGATAACTGCCATGCAACATTTCGACTAGTAAGTGCTATACGGCGAGGAAACTCGCCTCGCTGTTCAAGGTTATAAATAGTGCGGGCTGACAATGGGATCATTTCCAGAAGTGTTTTTCTGTTAATGAGCGTGCTATGTGCCTTTGTTTGCATCTGCCTTCCTCCTGTTTCCAATCAGGCCTATACAATGCCAAGCATTACCACTTGCTAAAACCTATTCATTGGCTAAAATGGTTGACATGAAAATTACTATCTGGGAAGGCTGTGACCTCACAGTTGCAGCTGCAATTAAATTATTTGTAGAGCGTAGTTATCCGTACTCCATATTTTCACGGAGGTATCCAATACTGCGTCTCATACAGGAAGTTATTGATCCAGCAGTAGCTGCTTATGTAAATTCCCTGCCACCAAGTCATAAAGACTACATTTCTGGAGTAAATCTAGGATTTAGTGATGTACTTAAAAAAGTGGGCTTAAACGTCGTAGTACAGGCACAAAGACTTCTTTTGCGTAATTTCGTTCTGACTTTAGATCAACAAACTTCTCTTGATAAATGCTTTACCGCTACGATTGAGTCTCTTATTGAATTAGTCAGTGAGTGCGCATCCAAGCGGCCGAAGAAATCCTCTCCTGCAAAAGGAGTAACTATAAATTCACAGCGTAAGCTCGGTTATTGCGAGTTCTGCGGTAATCTAACCGAATTTTCCAAGTTGATCAGTGAGATATCAGAATTTGTTGCTAACGATAATGAGTTCCCCGTTCATGAAAAACAGGTCCTTAGTCATCGATATTGTTCTGACCATAGGCCCAAACTCACCAATGGTCTATGGAATCCCAAATACAGACAAGGAAAGCGGTCTCTCGAACAGTTCAATAAAGAATTAATAAGGCTTAGACGGCAATGCGCTAAACCGCATAAAGCTAACGCAAACACAGGGGATATATTGATTGATACCTATTTTCATGAGTGGATGCAGGGTCAAACTTTAACCCCAGCAGATCTAGATAAACTTAGGAATATTGCCAGACGAATGGTTGACTCCAAATTCACTGATACTAAGAAAAAAATAATCATATTAAAACACCAAGGTTTTAACCAGTTTGAAACCGCACAGGTTTTAGAAAAAAATCACTACACAACTATGACAAAGCAGGCTGTGTCCAAGGCCTTAGCGTCTGTGAGGAAAGAATTTAATATTTAAAATAGTATATCCACGAGCTATTATGGTGGCAGTTTAAGTCTTAATATCATCCACTTTATTGAATTATAACCAGCCACTTACGAGGGTTTTTCGCGATTACCCTGCTTCAAATTGATGATTTTGAAAATACAGTATTATAGTTTATTGTTTGTAGCGCAGCTGTAAGCGTTATGCAAAACGGATCACAGTGATACTACCTCACCAGTAAATCACTGAAGCCGATCTGTAATGACATAGAACGAATTGGTTTTATGGTTATGCAATGGCTCATCCCCTTACTTGTCCCTGACCATAAAAAGCATTCGCTTTCCTGAAAGCAAGTCTAAGCCAAGGGGCGTTTACAGTTGTCTTCTCTTGGCTCATTAGGTACTGGCTTAATTATTAGAATCATGTCGGTGGCATTTAAGTCCAAATATGCCCAAACTTTTAGCAGCTAAAATTCGTCTTCTCATGTAGGGTCAAGAAGCTTATGACTTAACCTATTGATTATGTGAATTACCTTGTGAGTATTACTCGTAGGATGGAATCTTCCAAAACTCTGACAATTCACTCTGAATGCATGGTAACAAAGAACAGTTTAAACCATGGTCTGTTCAGCGTTAAATTTCTCAAGATAGACTTCCATTTCGCGAGTCCACCTAGGGGTAGGTACCGAGGTGATCATTAGCCAAGGAAACCACCATACAAGCATGAAGAGTAACATAAGCGGTGCGATCATTTCGGCCGAAGAATGAGAAACTATATACATAATGAATAAGATTAGTAGAACTGTGTTTACAATCTGACCTACCAGAAAAAGACGCCAGCGAAAACAATGCCATTTCCTGTTGAACACAATCCGTCCATCCCGTTCTTCGAGCCAGTTACGCCACGGCTTGAGATAACCAGCCCGCAACCCATAACGATCACACATTATTACAGCCAAATCCTGCAGCCGATAATTATACAAGCCTGTGAGCCGATAAAGGCTGCGCTGACGAAGCTCACGCTTTGCCAGACGGACCGCATTTTTATTCAAATATGGCTGTGTCAGCATTTGCTCTAGCCGGCGCTTCCTAAGATTGAGTAGTCCACGAAATACACTTCCAGATTCAGCATTAATTACTCTGTGACGAACTACACCGAGTGCAATATAGATACACAGCAATAGCCAGCCGGTCTTAGGGTATTGATTCATCCATTGTATAATTACAGACAACTCAGGCACTTTTATTTTTCCTTTTTATGCAATCCAGATAAAACCAGTAAAGATTCAGTAAATTTTAGCGGCTAAAATTGCTCTCCTGGCGTAGATAAAAGAAGTATATCCACTTAAATCACTGATTATTAACTACTTACTAGTCCATTCATCAATCATATTCGCCCAATCTTGTAGCATCTCGGCCCTCTGCTCACGATATTCAGCCTTGTTATAAACAGCTCGTACCCCCTTTTGTTCATGGGCAAGGCACTTCTCAATCCAGTCAGTATTGTACCCGGCCTCATGTAGCAAGGTGCTGGCAGTACGCCGTAAGTCATGGGGACCAAACTTAGGTAACAAGTCCCCTTCTTTCTGAGCCAGACGATACGTCAGTGTCAAAACCCGGTTTAAAGTAGCGCTACTCATTGGCGCATCGGAATCGTACCGCGAAGGAAGGATAAAATCAGAGCTACCGGCAAAGGTTTTGAGAGCAATCATAATATCCATTGCCTGTCTGGAAAGAAAAACCAAATGTGGATTACGTCGTTTCATCCTCTCCTTTGGTATCGTCCATAATGCCTCACTAAAATTGATCTCGTTCCAGGTTGCGTTAGTAAGCTCACTTTTACGTACCATCGTTAACAGCAAAAGTTTAACCGCTGCTCTGATTGATGGCGTCGTTCCTACCCGTTCCATGTACCGATACATCAGACCAATTTCAACTGGCGTCAATGCCCTGTCACGAGGCTCAAATTTCGCTATGCTTGCAGGCCGTACCAGATCAGCGGGATTCTCAACCTTCTGACCGCGCTCAATAGCCCAGCGATAGACTTGCAATACAATCTCTCTGGCGTGCACAGCTGTCGCCGGTGCCCCTCTCTCGACAATGTTATCGGTTAATGCGCGTAAGTCTTCATGTGTAATCTCGGTCAATTTCTGCTGCGCAAATTTTGACTTCAACTCCCTTTGATATACCGAACGCCGCATATCACGCGTCGATTCAGCCATTTGATAACCGCGTAACCATTTCTCAGCCCATGCACCAAAAGTCTCCGCATCTTTGATACGAGCTTTATCTCTAGCTTTTTCCCTCGCTGGCGATCTTCCACTGGCAACCATTTTTTTAGCTTCATTGAGCCGTTCACGCGCTTCTGCAAGCGTGATCCCTCCAACACCATAGCGGCCAAAAGTAACGGTCTCCTGTCTTCCGTTTATTGAATAGTTATAACGAAATGAAATAGTTCCAGCCGGAGTGACCGCAACATACAGACCATCACGGTCATTAACTTTATAGAGTTTCTCCTTCGGCTTAAGGTGACGCAGCCTGGTGTCAGTCAACATGTTTTATTGTTTTCCTTTATCAAAAATACCATGTTGTAAAAAATTCAGAAAACTTGTTTAACTCTCTGTTTTTAATTGAGTTATAAAAAATAAATACCATAACTCAACCGAAATTTATCACATGGTACTTTTTCAAACCTGAATTCGAAACCAGAGAGTACCATCAAAAATTCCATTGAAAAAACCGTGCTTCCCGTTGCTAACAGCTGCCAGAAAGTGCCAGATACAAAAACAAAAAAGCCCGCAGTTACGCGGGCTTAGAGGTACTTTACTGCTTTTACGTGCAGGCTGTTGCCAGACGTTAAATCATTCCCACTCAATTATTTACGGTAAGCATAACTAATTGACTGACAACAATTTTCCTGAAACCGATTTTTACCGTACCGTTTTATATACCGTCACCGGAAATCAGTACCATGAAAAATGCCATGTCACCTAGTCAGCGAATCGTACTGCTTTTCACAGACTCTTCCGGCTTCGGCGGCCCGGTCAGCGTACTCTGCCAGTTGTCGGTTTCGCTCGAGAGATTTGCTGAGCACGTCGGTAAGCAAAACGCCGGTATCTGCGGCTGACGTCCCAGCGCCGACAGTGGAGTTATACTGCCTGAGCTGCTCACGGATGGCAACGAGCTGTTGCTGCAACCGGCCAGCGCGAGCGGAAGCATCAAGAGCATCATTACGCGCCTGGTCGATCCTCTGCTGCGCTTCACGTTCATTGATCACTTTCTCCTGTTCGTCGTGTTTACGGGCTTTATCATCAGCCTGTTTCTGGTCTGCCTGCGCCTGAGCATACCCGGCGGCATACTTCCGGTCGCCGTTATCCTTCCACGCAACCACTCCACCGATAACCAGCGCCGCAAGCATCACTACGATAAGCAACTGTTTCCAGTACGCTTTGATGAATGCCCAGATCATAACAGTGCCTTACGAGCAGCGGCGTAACGTGCTCGCCGGTCGTCGATACCGTTCTGGCCACCGTTGATAATCTGCGTGACGCGCACTAGGTCTCCCGTGTACTTCATGCAACCTTTGCTGGCGAAGAACCACGCCGCGCTGCGGGCCGCGTATTCATCCTGCGCCAGCAGTTCAGGATGAGCGACCAGATCAACCTTCAGACCATTACCGCAATCCCGGTAGTTGTTCAGACCAGTGATCTGGATAAGTCCACGACCGCGATAATTCCATCCATCACCTGGGCCGTTGTTACCCATGCGCTTGCTGTACACCAGATTGGCGATCGCGCGCTGGCGCTCCAGAGGAAGAGACTTCTCATATGTTTTCCTGCCGAGTGCGTTGGCCTGGTCTGGAGTGATACGCCCGGCACGGATAAACCCGGACAGACCGTTAACGCTGTAGTTGAAGTTTTCCTGTAACCGGGTAAACCCTTCGGACTCATGCCCGACCTGCGCAATAAACATCGCCTGGTCATCAGGTTTAATAATGCCAAACTCATTCATGGCTGCGGTGATGTGTGGGTACCAGCGCGTGGCCAGTTGTTCAGTAATACCGGCTGCTAGCCGGAACTGGTTAATGTCCATGTTGAGACCTCGATATTTTGAATATCTGCACGACATTGCCGCGCGTCTTCAGAACAGCGGCAAGCATGACAGCATTGATGATGACCTCTGATAAATCAGCGGCCATTGGTGTGTGATACCAGATTGCATATGCGGCGCGGACGGGGATGCTGGCTGATGCCACGATAAGGAAGTAGGCTATCCACCCACCCCACCGGCGGTGTTGCGATCCATTACGCCGGAAGGTTCCGACGCGGATTGCTATCGCAGAACAGATAACCGCATTGGCAATCAGTAAAAGCAGCTCATGAGTTGTCATCGTCTTTTCTCCCCGGGATTAAATCGCGTGGATTGTCGGAACGGTGATAGAGCCAGATACCAATACGTACTGCGACGATTGCCGACACGAACGCGCCAGCAGAGAAGACGATCCCTTTCTCGAATGAATCCTGTGTGATAGTTGGGATCAGGCTGGCTACGCCGATAAGGATTGATGCAGTTGGTTTGTAGAATAGAAGCCCGCAGAGGAAGCTGAGCATCGACAGGAGAACCCGGCGGCGTATTGGATACTCAACGGCTGAGGTAATAAATATTACCGCACCTGATAAAGCACCAAGCGCCACTTCGGGTGGAACTCCTGCGATCACTGCAGCCAGAGAACCCATACTAAGCCACTGATTTAAAGACTCACTGGTTAGCTGGGCTGACATGGTGACCACCGTTTACTGTGCATAAAGACCCCCATTAGTTGGTGATCACATCATACACAATAAACCATATATGGTTTAAATAAACTATGACACTCTTGGCGAGTTTCTACACATTATTTGTGGATAAATCTAACAAAATGAAAAAAATGCACAGAAAAGTTATGATTACTACAAGATTGTTTTCGGGTAAATTGGCATGAAAAAAACGATATCAATTTCTTTGTTTATCATCATAGCTTGCACGTTAGCAGGAACAGCGTCTGAGGATGTTGCAAAAGAAAAACAGTACGTTAGTGTTGATGTTCCGAACGCAGACATAAAAATTCAGTACAAATATTCACTACTTGAAGACCGGGTAATTGAGCTTAATAGAACTGGTCTTAACAAAATATTTTCATTTTCAAGGATTTACAAAAATTTTTCTTGGAAGTATACAGATTTTCCCAGTGGCAGACTGGATGGGTTAACGACAGTTCAAACATTCGACACGGACATCATTGGACCAATTATGGTCAGCGCAGAAAGTAATGAAGATGGTGATGACCCAATAGCTGAGTTCACAGGTGGCTGGCATGGGTTTAATGGGAACCAGAGTGGCTCTCCTACAGCCAGGCATGTTTCTCTTCAGGTATGGGTAGATGGGAAGATGGTCAATGATACATTTAAGGGGTATACAAATGATTTAGTGATAGAAACTACGTCTAACATACAGGGCTTTAACACCAAAAAGAAAGATGGTTCTGGTAGAGAGATTATTCAACAGAAAGTAAAAATGAAATTTAATGAAGGACGTGCAGATGTGCATATCAAAATGGTTCCCCTTGAAAAGGTGAGGATACACACTTACTACGGACTACAAACTGCACTTTCCCAACTGTATGCTAACAGTTCAATTTGTTATGAATCAGGTGACTCTCAAGAATGGAAAGACACCTCCAGCGGACCAAATGATAGTGGCCCTAAGGGTAAATATCCAAATGTTTACCGCATGACTGCAAAGAACAAACATAATGATGAAGTTGTGGTATGGTTAGACACTAAATACGGATTAGGGAAAAGATTAAATGTGAGTGATAAGTATCCTTCTGCTTTCTTTGTTGGATATAAAAGTTACTTCAATTTAATAAATGGTATTCCTTTAATTATTTCTACAGGACAGTAGAAAAGCCTTTTGTTAATCTAGGAAGAAAGATAATTAATAAGATTCGAAGATAGTTTAGCTGCGGGGTCAATGCCCCGCTTTTTTATTTTATCCTGTAATAAGTAGATCCTACACTAAGAAACTCATATATTCCTTGTGATGACAATGTAGTTATAAGTGTAGGTCCATTATAAATACCGATAGTCTGACCATTGAAATTTACTGATGAAAGATCTAGTAAAACCATGCTCCTAAGAAGCGTCCCATTCAATATAGTTAGCTCTGGAAGCATTAGAGTTTTACCAGGAGATAAAGTACCGCCAAATTTTATTATATTTCTAGAATCATCAGGCCATGGTGAGGCCGAGTTAATATCAGGTATTATTAAAATCTTACCTGAGTCACGATAGTCTGATGTAGAATAGAATGTTCCTTTACCTGAAGTATGTTCGTTATCATAAATGCCAGCAGGGGCATTTGTGAGAACAGGCTGATTAAATCTAGTACCTGCGAATCTTGCAATATCAGGTGCAGAAGTAGACATCGTTAGTGTTGGTTGCCCATTACCATTAAACCCAATTGCGTTTTCGCCAATACTTGATCTAGAAAATTCATTTACATCAAAGAAACCAATATCAGTGAATCCACCTTCGCTCACTGATTCATGGCTGTTTCCGGTAAATGAAAAATTAGTAAAACGAGATGAGCATTTAAAAGCCGGTCCTGATTCTGTAGTGTGGTGCCTACCAAACTTAACACCGGTGAATGTAATGTTATCACCATTTACACAATCCATAACATTGCTGATGTACCCAGAACCTGAGTTCCAACCAATAGAACCGCCTCCCCATGAAAAACCATCAAACTCCAGAATGTCAAATATTTTACCGCCTGTAAAAGCATAGTGTGTGCAGTTTGAGAACATACATGACTTCATTCTTCGGCCACGAAAACCATACTTAGTACCAAACAGATGGATATTAACAAACTGTCCGCCTTCAATTCCTTGAATGCTGCCGCCACTCAAATCTGTACCGCCTACAAATTCTTTGGTCCCATCGACTATGATGTCATTCCACAATCCGTAATGACCCAGACCTGAACCTTCTCCGCCTCCATTTCCATCTTTGAATGAGAAAGTTCGATATGTTTGCAGAACCCATAAGTTGCTTATAGTAGGGTTCTCTATGACATCTAAACTGATGCATGCTGCTGTGCGCGGATAGGTGTCATCTGGTAACTGATGCGCTCTTGATGTAAATCTGACAACTTTTGTGACGTTCGATATCTCTGACGAAGGGGTTCCATTGCACCCAGTAACTCCGGTTAATGTACAACTCCCATCAGAGTTATTAACAAGTCCTGTAGCAAAGAAAGCCCCAGAGTTAGTGCTGAATTGACAGAAGTTACTTACTGGAACACCTGCGGTGTTGTTGTCAGTCAAAGGCCATGTAATTATATTTCCACCATTAGCCTGAAATGGATTTGATACCAGAGTAATGGTGTTGGATGTTTTGCTTATCACATCTGTATTTTCTGATCCTACATATTGTGATAACACCAGGCGGTCTAATGAATAGCAAACATTACCAAACACAATCCCCCTTGAGTTAAGTCCAAACCTTATCTCTGGGACATTCCCCAGAGAGTTTATTACACCTTCACCTCTTATTCCTATGGATACAGGGATTCCATCAATGGCAAATGGTATTGCAACCTCTGTGATTATGTTTACTTTTGAGTTAGCTGTAACAATCAACTCTCCGTAGCCAAGACGCACTAACGAGTAAATAGCAAGTTTAATTGCTGGTGAATCATTTGTGATGCCGGGTTTCTCAATGAAATTTTTTACTTCATTGATTCGGTAACCATTCAGAAGTCCAACGCATGCCCATTTAGTTGTTTCGACATCCGGAAATTCACCAGACGAGATGGTGTGAGGTAATGCTCCAGTCCATACGTACCATAGCCCATCAGCATAAAGACAAGCATCATTCTTTGATGAAATGGTTAAACCTGAAGAAAATTCTGCCTTTTTGACAAAAATTGATCGTTGGTAGTCGCTATAAACTGTGCCTCCATATGAGCTACCAATTTTTTTATCACCGTTATTTGCCAGCTCAATTAAAACATCTGAAGCAGAACCAGATTCAGGTAAAACAGCAATAGGTTTACCGCCAGAATCAAAAGCAAGTATTTTATTTGATCTATCAGCATTTGATGGTATCTGGTCAACATAATCCTCAGGAACTCTTAAGGTTCTTTTAAATAGAGAATCTGCATAAGAAGTGTTACCTTCAGCAACTCCGTCAACGTAATTTTTTGTAGCTGCATCCTGTGGTCGTGACGGGTCACGAAGATTTCGTATGTAGTTACCCAGGGCATCATAATAATTTGCAATAAAAGACGGCTTACGTAAAGAAAGGCGCAGCCAACTAATTGCCTGCTGTATCAGCATGGTCAACTTATCAAAAGCATCCTCATGCACTTCTGCGAAAAACTTACCCTGATTTCTGAGATCAGTCTCCTGGGTAACCGGTAACTCTCTGGATATCGAAATCTGATAACCATTGGCAAGAGGCGACGATAAAACAACATTCCCGCCAGTATATCCGCCAGCACCTGTCACCGTGTAGTCAGTGTCCAGTGTTAATTCAGTGATGTTTTCGCTCAGGTCAACAACCCGCACCACCAGATCAGACTTATGAAAAATTCGGAAGGTATATGGGAATGATGTCGTGACCCCGTTACCTGTGTAGTCATTGTGGTCAACTTCGGTTGAAACCGTCATGTCATTTTCTCCAGATTGCTTTTGCGCCCGGCGCGCATGCACTCTGAATCATTGTATTACCATAAAAACCTTATATGAACCTAATGAGGAATGAACACATACTTTATTACCTTACAGGTAATTTACATTTCGTGCTGGATAGTCAGTAAATCTTCTGCTACTGTATGTTTATACAGTGATTGCATGGAGAAGAAGAGATGCAACGGCAGTATCACCATCCGCTGGAAGAAGGATTTGAGGAAAGAATACACACGCCGGTAGGCGTTAGATCCCTGGTGGAGGACTCGCATCTGATGAAGTTGCTGCGGGAACTCGATAAAGACGGCTTCAACGTTGACGGGCCGCTGGCTGAATTGGTTGCCCTTGTGAATTACGTAACAAGCTCTCAAATGACCATGCAGGATCTGCAAACGCATCTCGATTACTGTGCGGAACAGTTACGCAAGCAAACCACATAAGGTTGAAATAACCTACATAATGCGTTTATTATTACCTTTACGGTAAATTTACAACGCAAAATACTTGTGCCATAGTGATCAGGCACTGGCAAAATCCAGTGCCGGGATTGGAACCCCGGATACTAAAAGGCGCATTCACCGCGCAAGCGGTTTTTTTATGCGTTAAGCACGGCCACATTCGCATTATGGTGGGCTGTGTGGGGGCACCGAAAGGTGCGCCGGGTCCTTTTAGCCGGTAGTTCCAACCCTGCACAGTTCACCACCTCCGAGATTGGAACCTCCGGTGGTGATTAACCAGACTAAAAGGTGATCACTATGACAACTCAAAAAAATACTTCAGTTTTTTCTTTCGAATCGCAAGCCGATATTCGTGCAATCATCATCGACGGCGAGCCATGGTTTATTGCGTTAGATGTATGTAATGCTCTTGGTATATCAAACAACCGTGATGCTCTGCTTAAATTGGATGACGACGAAAAGAATACCGTCGCTTTAACCGACGGAAAACGAGGGAACCCTAATACCCTCATCATCTCTGAATCCGGCCTCTACACTCTGATCCTGCGCTGCCGCGATGCGGTAACTCCTGGTACTATCCCCTATCGTTTCCGCAAATGGGTAACTGGCGACGTTCTTCCGCAAATCCGCCGCACTGGTCGATACGTTCGTGAAGAATTATCACCGGCAGACAAAGCGCAAAAGGTTGTAGCCAGCTTCATGCCCGCCATTCTGGAAGCGATGAAGACGGAAGAGAAACAGGAATACAGCGCCCCACTCAAGCCAAACTACCGTGAACACATCCATTCACCTGAAGGTGTTCTTGGTCTGACAGAGCACTCTTTGATGATGAGCCTGCTACGCCAACTGGACGCAGACGGGCATGATGTTGAAGGTGCTGTAGCAGAGTTCGCGGCCATGATGAGCTACATTGTCGGCGCCAGTAAATGCCTGCGCGATATCCAGACTCATGCGCAGTACATCAACAGCATGACTGGTAAGTTCTGATGACGATGGCGCAGGGATGCGCCTATAAAATAATCATTGGCGGTGTGACGTAGATTCGCGTAATATTACCTCAAAGGTAAAGAAGGAGACGCACTATGACAGCGTTGAAAAATCGGACTCAACAAAATGAGCAAGCCAAGCAATGCTGGGATGCCATTGGTAAAGTAATGCTTGGTCGCGCTAACAAAGATCGCGACCAGGACATGACTTATCAGTCAGGGACTTCTTTCAACGACTTCAAGGCGGCATTTCGCGCAAAATAATTGACCTGTCAGGGGTGTAACTTGAAGTTTAAGCCTAGGGTTGCATTTGGCTTTATAACCGGTGCCAGTAACGAACCTTTCGCAGTAGATGGACCACATCTCACGGACCTGGAGTTGGAAACCATCCAAAATTTTATGGAAGATGTTGCCAATGGCAGAACGCTTGTAGGTAAAAACAAGCCATCTTGGGTTGACGACAACTATGATAAAATTCCCGGTTCAGACAATTATGAGCAGGAAAATTACTGGCACTATCATTGTGGTCCCACGTGGTATCCTAACACCTTCAGAAATCATACTGTTGACTTAAAATTCAACCCTGGTGGGAAGCATTCAAATGAATGCATTCACTATGCGAAAGACGGAGATGAAATAGTTGTGGTTGGGTATTCGAGGGAGCACATACCGTTTCTTCTCTCTGACTACAACGATAACCCGCTCTTTGGTAGCGATGAAGAAGAGTAAGCCCGCGACGCGGGCTTTTTTGTGGGTGCAGTGGCCTTTGTGACATGTCACGCTCTTTTCCTGAAGGATAGCCATTCGAAGAACGAAGACATCCCCCCGCACGCAATAGCAAAAACCAGGCCGCCAAAGAAAAGAAGCCCTGCCTGCCACCATTCCCAACGCCATACGTCGACAGCGCCAACCATTCCAACAATGGAACCGACCAACGGGATATAACTAACGATGAAAGCAATGGGTGCAGCCACTATCCAGTGCAGTCCCCACCACGATTCAAGACCAGCCATGATCGCAGCCAACTGAAAAAGACCAACAACTATGTAAACAATGAAACCAATAGCTTGCATGTGGTCACCTATTTATTTTTAATCTTCTCATCCATGGCAAATTTTGTGGCTAATCTCTCACCATCAGATTTTAGCCTTTCTGTAAATTGCCGCTTACCATCTTGCGAAGAGTTTAAATAATATATATTCGACTCGGCGATCATTGGTATATATGACTCGCATGACACAACCGAAGCTTTTGATATGGAATCAACACTTTCTCCTGTCTTGGCATACTTTACAGCCTGCCCTTTTATGCATCCAAAGTATTCCATTGTATGCTTTTTAGAATCCTCCAATGTTTCTCCATTTTTAGGCTGAATCATTAAAGGTGATGTAGTATCAGCAGAAGCTTTTCCAACAAAAAAAATAAGAAGAGTCATTAATATAATTCTGTTCATATTACTTCCCTAGCATGAACTGCGATGGTGGGATCAGAAAGTCGTTACCCTGCTCCCGTTCAACACGGCGCTGATAGCGCTCCAGTGATCCAGGGTCAAGAGCATCCTGTATACGGTTCAATATTAAACCATTCATTGCTGTGCGCAGCCAGAACACGTTAAGGAAAGGCGTATTGTCCAGCGCGGTGCGATACCAGTCACCCAGGTCTGCATCGCCGCGCGTTGTCTGCTGGAACAGCGTGATAATGCTATCAGCGTTCGACGCGGCTGGCCCCATCAATGATGTCACTGGACCAGCACCCATGCGATTGACTTCGCCAAACATGAAGTCGCCCAAGATGCCTAGGCCGCCGCCCTGAGATGCGGCTGCGAGGAATGTCTTGGCATCTGCCGGACGCGGCGTCTGCCCCTTAAGCAATAGTTTCGACTGCATAGAGATATAGCCAAACATGGTTGCCCAGACGAACAGGTTTGCCGCCCCCAAGAATGCACCTTTTCCGTTACGCAGCAGCGCATTCGTCAGCGATCCTGTTTTTGATTCACCCAGGCCAGCGGGAGTATAACCGCGCCCGAATACCTCACGTCCAAGCACGTTCTGCATGAAACTCGCAGTGAACGATTTGTACTGACCAGCGAAACGTATTGCCTCCCCAGCTACTGTTCCTGGTACAGTGCCCATCTTCATAAACGCCTGCGTACGATCTCCCGGCTCTGACATAGCGATGTTTAGTCGGTCAAGAATATACCCACGAAGTTGGCTTTCCAGCGTGTCTCTCGCATCGGCAATAGATCGCTCGGTGACCTTCATGCCTTTTCCTTCAACATATGAGGCTATCACCTCATCCGGAACGCCACGAATTCCGCTGGTCGTCATGAATTTGCGGCCTTCGCTGTCTGCCATGTCCATGCTGCGGTAGATATTCCATTCAGCGTCACCTATGCCGTGCAGGTCCAGAACGCGGCGCAGGTCCTCCGGCAGTGCAGAAAATTGCTGATCGGCGTTCTTCGCCAGCCAGTTTGTTATCATCATGGCGTTGCTGTTACGCCCGGATTCTGTCCAGAAGTTCATAAGGTTGTATTTGAAGAATAGCTGCTGCGCACGCCCCATCTTGCCGCTCATGCTGTCGTCGCCAGACATGCGACGGATGATTTCCTGCGTCATCGCGTCGGAGTAAACGCCGATAGATGAAAGGATCTCCTTCTGCTCATCACTGGTGTAGCGGGAAAAGCGCCCCTTCATCGCGCCGGTCAGCGCCTGCATGAAGTTCTGGCCCTGATACCGCATTTCTGTCGCCGAGATTGGCACGTCGTTAAAAGATGAAATGACCGCTCCTCCAAGCTGACTCATACGCAGCCAGCCGCGCACGTTGGCTGAGGCATTAGCCCAGCCAACACTGCCGGGGATATTCAGCGATCCATCAACCTGTGGCATAACCGTGCGATTCAGGCGGCGCACCTTGGTCATGAAATCAGCCAGCGCCGAAGGGTTGCTCTGCTTGCTCACGTCTTTTGCGATGGTGTCTGTCAGGTACTTGAACATGTTCTGCGGGTTGGTACCAAGCACGCGCATCATGCCCGTAGTGCGCGCCGCGCTGTTCAGTCCGCCGAATACTGCCTCACGCAGGCTGCCAGTTCCGAATTGCTCGTTGTATTCGTGCCAGTTAACACCGTCTTTGAAGTGCAACACCCGCTCCTGGCTGGCTCGTTTGGCCGCATTCGCCGATCCCTTAAAGCCATTCATCCAGTCTGGTTTTTCAGAGGTAAGGTGCACACCGGAGGCAAGGCCGTCGTAGACACCACGCAGGAACCCTTCTCGGTCTGTGATCCCGTCAAAGGTGGCATCATCCAGCCGCGGCAGAATGGTATTGCGCCAGGATTCATACCCGGCGGCACGGATTTTCAGTATGTCATGCGACTGCCGGACGATGTAGCCAGGCATCTTACCAATCCAGGCACCAGCACGGTTTTCATCCACGCGCGCAGTTTCCTGCCACTTCATGATGATCTTAGCGGCACTGACTGATTGCGGCGTCATACCGTCCGTTTTCTGTCCGCGGCCAATGCGCCACATGGCGTCGGCTATCTCGCGGTCATTGCTGCCACTGGCAATAAATTTAACCAGTCCTGCCTGGTCGAAATCATAGTTGATACCAGCATGATACTTACCGCGCAGTTGGGCAACCTCAGAGGATACCGAGCGGCGGGAACCAGTGCGCGCGTCATTACGTCCGACAAGAATAGCCTCCAGACCGATGTCCGGACGGTCTTTCCAAGTCCGGCGAAGCTCGCCAAGGCGCTGAGCTGCAATACGGGTATTAATGGCCTTATTCCGTGCCTCAATGACTTTAGCCAGTTGCTCGCGATTACCAAGCTCCTGCGCGGCGCGCATCGCTGCTTCTTCCAGCGTCAGTGCTTCATTACCAGCCAGTATCCGGTTTGTGGTGTCGTTCATGTCACGCACCAAAGATTCCATTTCGTCATCAGACAGCTTGCGCCCGGCAGCTGCATTGACGGTCATTTCGCATTGCGTAAGAAATTCGTTAGCCATTACAGCCCCCGGTTAATCAGACAGGCGGCGAAAGCGCGGTACGCTTTTCCGATAGAGTCGTCACTGGCCTCTGCACGGATCGCTGCAATATTCTCCCGCATCGACGCAGCCAGGTCAGGATTGTCAGTGGCAATGTCGTTCAGCAGCGCATCACTGATATTAAATTCATTTTCCAGATCAGCGGTAGCCGCTGTTATTTCATGGTCAACCTTCTGCGTATCCTGCCACACACGATCCGCACTTTCACTGACGGCGCGGGAACCTTCATCAGCCTGCCGCACCGGATTTTGTATGCGCTGGATAGCACGCTCGCGTAGAGCTGGTTTGTGCAGATCATAGAATGGCTCAATATCAGGCGAGCGCCCTTCCATCATGTGCGCCAGTGCGCCTCGATACGCCTGCTGGTTAACGCTCCAGTCAGCCTCACGAACCGCTGCCGACGCAGTGCGCACTGCGCCAGCCACAGGCGACATCTGCATGCTTTCGCGAATCTGTTGCGCACGCTGGGCTATCAACGGCGCCAAGTCGTCAGGTATCTCTTTGCGGGACAGTTGCGCCTCTCTGCCTTTTGCCTGCTCTGCTGCAGCATTACGTTCAATCTGTTGCGTAATTTCCTGGTTACGCGCGGTGATGGCGTCTTTCTCAACCTCAATATCTCGCTGCGCCCTGGCTCGTGCTGCTTTGAATTTCATGCGTTGCGCCTGGTAATCGGTCGTGCGCTGGGCCAGAGTTGCGTCAAGTGCCTCACTTTGCCTGTTGTTGGTCACCAACTCAGTTCGCAGATCCGCAACGTTGTCAATGCTCCCTGTCTGTAGCTCCTGCTGCCTTGCCATATATTCCGGCACAACATCATCATAGGCGCGGCTGTAGGCATACGCTTCCGCATCCCGCGCGATTGCCGCTGACAGATCGGCGTTGGTGCCGGACTCAGGAATATTTACGCCTGCCGGTATATTGTCAGGCGTAAACACCGGTGTTGGCTGCGCATCAGCGACAGGCTGAACGTCTTGCGAGGCAGCAGGATTTTCAACAGTACCAGCCCTGCGGGAGCGTACCACATCCGATATCAGCCCGCCGCCAGCGTGCATCAACCCGCCAGCGATGGTGTTAAAGAAGGTGCTCTCCAGCGCGTTGCCATATGTGAAGTCATCTCCTTCTGCCGCTGCTGCCTGTGCCGTCAGAGGTACGGTGGCAATGGCCTGAGCAGCGCCAAGCCGAGCACCGGTGGAAAGACGCTCACCGAAGCGCCCAAGCATAGTTGCCGCCTTTGCTTCTCCACCGAACGGGACCAGCGCCAAAGCCACGTTACCGGGATCAGCCATTGATCCTGCAAGGTTTGCGGCAAAGTTAAGCGGAGTGGCAACCCATCCAGACGGGGCAGACATGGCGATCTGCTGCTTCGCCAGAGTTTCTCTGCGCTCGCTGATCACATGGTCGAGGAATGTTTGTGTAACACCGCCGTCAGGCACATTGATACTTTTAACGCCGTACTCTTTAAGGCGTGTTTCCGCGTCAGATTTACTGACGATGGTCGAATTTGGGTCATTTGCCAGTTGGTCGGCTTGAGAAAACCGATAACCTGACACAACAGGCCCCTCTTTGAATCCCTCTTTCAGGGAGGAAAGCAGCGATTCACCAAGCCCTGATGGGGCATTCGACAGCGGCTGGTTTATTCCCTGCCCTGGGTCATCTGTATAAATCGGCATATTATCGTCCCGTCTGCTGGCCGTTCTGGATAATGTTGATCAGATTTTCACGCTGACTTTCTACCGTGTAATTCTTCGACTGGCCCGGAGTGTACTTAACCGGCGTCTGCACGAATTTGGTCAGGCTGTTCCAAGTTGTACGGTTGCCAGCGCCAAGTTTCGCGAGGTCAGCAAACGAAACTGTAATCGGCTGCCCCTGCGCATTGTTGATCAACAGACCATTCATCATCAGCGTAAGCCCTGTTTCGTCGCTGTTGGTTACCCACTGTGCGTTATCACGAATGCGGGAAATACTTTGCTCTCGGTTAACCTCATCCGGCAGACGGGCGTCACCGATTAGCGGCATGATCTGATCTGCTGACAGATTCTTCAGGTACACGTTAGCGCCGTCATTAACGTCACGAATATCATGCCCGGCGTTGTTAGGCATACGCCAGGTGCCATTGGTCTGATACTGCTCACCGAGAACGTCCTGATATGCCTGTTTTGCTGCATCGCCAGGCGACATGCCGCGCTGCATATAGGTGTAGGTCAGGCGTTTACCCTGCTCGTTGAAGTTGTTCCACACGGCAGACCCGCCAGGCTGTACAACCATCGTCCCGGCAAAATCTTTTGCCTGGTCATTCCAAGATGAATCAGCGCTGTCGGCGTCTGTCTTCTCAAAGCTGCCGCGCAGGTCAGAAGTTTTAACACTGCGGTTTTGCCAGAGCGCGTTGGCGGCCCGAGGATTATTGGTCGCCATGATGACTTGAAGCGCTGGATATGCGCTTTTCTGCACCTGCTGCATAACCTGATCGGAGTATTTTCCGAACGACTGCGCCACCGACTGAATGGCGGTTACGCTTGATTCTTTATTGTTATCGATCTGAGAAATGAGGTTGTTAACCATGGCGTCAGGAAGTACCTTCTTACTATTGATACCAAGGCGGTCTTTCTCTGCTTGCAGACGGGAAACCAGATATTCACCTGATGCCTGGTTGTTCTGATATTGCTCAAAGGCGTTTTTCACCACCGGCGAGTTGGCTTGTAGCCACGTACCCGGGTCGGACTCGCGCGCTTTAATTACCTGATTCAGTTTGGCCTGCGCAGTTGCGTACAAGCTCTGCTTAAATTTAAAGTCAGGGTCATCTTCCTGCGGCACCATAGACTGCACCGCAGCGATACCCTGCTGCGCAGAACCCTGAACAATGGATTGATATACCGGTTGCAGCGTCATCGCCTGCTGATATTGCTGGAATGACTCGCGCATCTGAATGCGCTCCGCCGGGCTTGCCTGCAACGGCATGACCGCCAGCCACTCACGTTCCGAGATCGGGTTAACTTTCTGTCCTGACTCTAATTTAGCAAGGTCATCCTGCATGCGGCTTTGCAATGACACGCGACCAGCTGCGGCTTGCATATCGTACATGCCTGCCACTTTGCTCATCATCGCTGATTTGTTCTGCGGACTCATCGCATCCCAGAAAGGCTGATTGATGAGGTTTTCCATCGTAGCAGTTCCTGGTATCGCCGGAGCGCTGCCGGTTACTTTCGCGACATAGTTGCGAGTTTCATCATAAGGGATTGCCGCAGCGAATTGCTCATTGCTCACCGCACCAGTACGCGGGTCGCCAAACTGCTTTATCCATCCATCAACCGCACCTGGCCCAGCGTTATACGCCGCCACCGCCAGTACAGGATTATTGTCATACTTCTTCATCTGCGCGCCGAAGTAGGCTTGACCAAGCTTCGCATTGTAGCGCGTATCGTTCAGCCACTTATCACGATCCCACGGTACGCCAGCCAGTCGTGCTGCTTCCGGCCCCGTATCCTCCATCACCTGCGCCACCCCTACTGCACCTTTCGGAGATACCAGTGGTAAACCGTCTTTGCCATACTGATTACCTCCGGATTCCTGCCAGATCATCGCGGAAAAAAGCTGCGATTCGCTCGGAGTGTCGGTAACTTCGATCTTACCTTCCGGCCCCATGATTTGCTGATAGGTTGGTGTATACCATGCTTCGCTGGCGCGGTTGGCGGCCTGCTCACGCCACTGCACGAAATTAGACTCTATTTCCTCATCGCTCTGTCCGTGGGCTTTCCCATAAGCGATAATAGAATTACGAGCATTCATCAATGCAGGAACAAACAGACCAGGAGAAATCGCCTGCTGTGCCAGCGAACGTAACGTTCCCTCCTGCATACCTGCTTCGTACTGACGCACCTGCCCAACTTCATGGCGAACAGCGGTCGTCTTGAACTGGATTCTCTGCTGCTGTGCCTGCTGAAGAAACGCATTTCGCGCCTGCTCATCCGGCAGGCTTGCTGCAATGCTCTGCGCCTGAGAATCAAACTGCTGCACGTACTCCTGCCCCTTGCCGATCGCGTTCTTCCCTTGCAGATTCATGAATCCTGAATCAGGGTTATTTAGCAGATCGTTGCCAACCGCATTCAGTTGAAGAGTTGCCTCTTGGGTAAGTGCCACATTTGCCCGTTGCTTGGCCTCTCCAAATACGTTGATGGCTTTGCTGCCAGCGTCGACGATAGCATCACCGATATTTGGCTGATCGAATGCCTGAAACCCAGGAGACTGAAACCCTCTGCTTTCTACCTGTCGACCGGTGACTGTTGGTACTGTTGGCATTTCTATGTCTCCTTATCGACCGGTTGGTGTGCCGATGGCAGCGCTGATCGGTGCTGGGGTACTTTGTGTGAACGGGTTCCATTCACCACCACCAATCCTATAAGCACCATAGGCATTAAGCGGAGCAGTCAGCAGTGTGGTAAATGCTCCCATATTCCCCTGCTTGCGTGCTGAGTTGGCCTGAGCTTTGTAGTTTTCAGCCTGAACCTGAAAGCCATATGCTTCACGCTGAGCGTTATTGACCGTGGTCAGCGCATCCAGCGCGCCAAACTGCGCTGTATCGCCGAAGATATCCAGCGCTCCACCAGTGGATAGATCTGCACCTGTAGCGCCCATGGTTGCCGCCTGGGTGCCAGCGGCCTGACGATTACGGCGACGAACCTCATCAGCCTGAGCGTTGCCACGGTTGATAGAATCCTGTGCCTGTGCCGTGGCCACTTCTGCATTCTGCTCTGCAACAGCAGATGAATACTTACCTTGCTGGTACTGGTTGTATGCTGAAACGCCACTTAAAGCGACACTGGCGCCAGCAAGAGCGATAGCCGGGCTGCACATTATTTTCTCTCCATGTGGAAACGGTGAAACGGTAGGTTATTAATGCCGTATGGCTGAGGCTCATCGATGGTGAATCCCAGCCAGTGAAGCCAGATGCGTGCAGTGTGGTTACGCGCATCAACATAATTTTCAAGATACGGATAAACGGTCAGCATTGCATTGACCACTTTTCCGCAGCGGCGAAGGAAAGTACGCTGGTATTTTTCCAGCGCGTCAGTGCCAACCAGCCACGGAATACCGCTGCCGCCGATCATCGATGCTGGCGCTACGCCAAAGACAGTCACCACTTCACCATTAATCAATCCGGCGCAGCAGAATGTTGACGTGCGCAGACCGGTTTCCAGTACGCGACGCGGACTCCATCCATTGGTTGCCAGAAATTCATCGATATCAGCCTGGCGAACATGTGGAACGATGGCTTCGATGTGCTCTGTGGTAGCTGGTACGATCTGAGCTTTAATCATCAGAAGCCTCCGACGGTGAGGCGAGGCAATACAGCAAGAACAGAAAGCGGGAGTGGGTCAAGCTGGCGAACCTTAACGCGTCCGTTTTTATCCCAGTTGCTGTCGAGTTTCACTTCAACCTTGCCTGTAGCATCATCAACAGGATCGTCGTAGAACTCAAATTCACGCTGCGGATATTCATACCAGGTTCCGCCAGGAGTTGTTGCCCAGATTCCACGGCTTGCGTTGACTACCATCGTGACAGTAGGGATTACCTGCTTTTTGTCCAGCAGCGTTTCCTGCCCATTGATATTGATGTCCAGTGTTTCGAATTCAGCGGTGATAGGCAATCCGATATGCACAACTGCACCTGGTGACTCCAGCGTGACTGAACCACCAGTGACAACCTTCTGAGGCTCAACGCTGGCATCTGACAGGATGTTTACTGTCTGACCTTCGAGGTGCGACAGGCCACTGAACGTCTGGCGGGCCATCTGCCAGTTAGTTGTGGCCGCATTGCGCAGTACCGCCGGAACATTACGATTGAAGCGCACGACTACCGCAGTATTACTGGTCACTGAAATGATGTCGCCGCGCAACTCTTTAGCGACCGGTTCATTAGTGTCTGGATCTGTGCCGGTATATGGGAACTGAATCTGAGCGCCTACATCAGTATTAACGAAATACGCACCACCGCTTACTGTAACCGGGTAATCAACCTGATAGTTCCAGTCACCTGTGCCTCCACTGATGGTCATTGTGCGTGATGATGTATTGCGCCCGTCGTAGCTCAGGCCACAATCGACAAAGAACGCATCTTCATCACTGGTAAACAGGCGGCTGGACAGGCGTTCGATGTAACGTACGGTCTGCCCATTGATAGTACGGTTAACCACGAAGTAAACAGCATCCTCGCTGCCTTCACTGATTGAGCAGGTGCTTTCGTATTTACCAGCGCTGGACTGCGGTGCCCAGGCGAAAACCTGCTGATCGCGCAGATACGTGAGCACCAGTAATTTACCGTCATCACGAATGCAGAAAGCGCTGCTGTACGGCACAATGCAGAATGACCAGTCAACAATGCTGTGTTTCTGGAACAGGTGGTTTGCCAGTATGGTCAGGTCTGTTCCCTGATATCCGTCGACATCGAAGGAGTAGGCCAGATCACGCACAACGCTACCTTTCTCCTGGATGAACAGTGCGATGTTTGCCACAGCGATCGGCGGAACATTGCTGGAGCCGTTATTGCCCTGCGAACTGAACGAGAACGCCGATGGCGTGAGGACCTTATTCTGGTCCCCGGATATCGTATATTCCCCGCCAGATGTCAGAGCGACCAGGTTACCAACGTCAATAAGATGACGGATCTCATTCACCTGTCGCCCGGCGTAGGTGTAGATGATGCGATCGTCATCCTGAATAGGGTTGTTCTTACCGAAGTCTTTATAGTCTCCGGTGCGGCTTGCCCAGATGGTTTGTGGATACGCGGTAGATGCGGCAAAGTACAGGCGCTGCTGGTAGTAAACAACGGTACTAGGGTAGCCGTTAACGCTGTTCCACGCATATTTAGCCCACTTATAGCTGGCGTTAGCGGAGCCAACAACCTGAGATGGAATGAACGAGATCACATCGGCAGTTGCTGTCAGGCCATCGCCAGCCACTGCTGTGATTTTTGCAATGCCGAAACCGCTGTGCAGGTATTCCCACTGTATCCCGGTATCATCTGATCCGGTACCGCCCCATCCATCCCAAGACATACCTTCAGTGTGAGACGGGCGAAGGGTCCCGGTCTTACCTGCAGTATTCGCGCGGTAGTAGTTGCTGTCTGCACGACGAACGTCGTTTATTGCTGTGGTTTTACTGGTTTCCCATACTGGGACGGAATCAACCGCGGGCTGCTCGAGATAGAACAGTTTTCCAACCTGTTCAGCACCGAAGATTGCAGAACTGGCCGTCAACGTAATGGTGCCGGTGCTGGCGCTGGCGTAGACCTTCACAGTCTCGTCAACGTTGATATCTTCGAACGGCCCGTTTTTGGTGGTGACATCGACGATCTGCCAGTTGTCGTGCGCATAGCGGCGCAGTTCTTTCGGAGGGTATGCGGGATGCACCAGCGTCAGAACATCGGCGCTCTGCGTGAATTTAATGCGGAAAAGGTCAGTGTCAGCATACGGCATCGCCAGCTCATAAATAACATTGCTGGTCGTCAGAACATAAGCGCCATCTTTGATAACGCGCATATAGTTGTGCCCGAACTCCAGAGCATAGGTCTGTACGGTCGAGAACTGAAATGGGATTAACCGGCACTTGCGATCAGGGTATTTAGCAGGACCAACAAAGCGCGTACCTGGTCTGTTCTCTACACCACCATATTGGCGAACAATGAAGTTATCGCACTTGCGCAGTGCCACCTGATACTTTGACATATCAATACGGCCATACAGTGACGGACCAATTTCACCACCGGCAAAGCTCGGTTGAATCCAGCTAAAAGCCATTATGACAACCTCGCTGCTGTGAATTCATCTACCGGAGGTTGTGGCTCCTGCGATTCATTCTGGCTATGTGAGCCAGCGCTCAGGATCACACGGTTGTACATCGTCAGTGCGTTGTTACCGAGATCTGCGCTACCGGTAAGCGCCATATTAATGGCAGCGGCCAGACGCCAGGAAAGCGCCTCCATAAAAATGGCATCATACATATTGACGTCAGTAACCCGCGCCACGTACTTCAACCACGCTTTCGGCTGATCGGTGTAAATGAGCTTACCTGTCAGGTCCTCATTGGAACCGACAACATATTCAATGCGCTGCGCAGCGGTAGGATTGCGTATGCCGGTCGGCATGATCTCAGTTATACGGACGCAATCAGATGGGTACTGGTAAGCGTACTGCCAGTCAGGAGGCGGGTTATTGGTATCAGCCAGCGCCACGCGTTTGGTAGCAAAGTTCCAGTCGAAGTCAGCCAGAGCAGCATCGCGGCACGCATCAAAATGCAGGGAGCACTGCCCGGCCTCTTTGCTGGCTTCATTCAGGCTGTTAATGCTGCGACTGTTGCCGATATTGCTCAGCGCGCGGTTGCAGATCTCGATAACAGAAGCCATTAATCATCCTCCCCACCGTAGAGAGTTTGCGCTGCTGACTTCGGTTGCTCACCGGATACTGGACTGAGCGCCATATCAGTGATCTGCAGACTGGCGTTATGCTGCATTCCATCTTCCGTTTCGCGGGTAGAAGTTGAGCGAATAGTTGCCTTTGCAGTGATCATTACTTCAGTGCCAGCAGATTGAGGTGCTGCCTTTAGCTTGGCTAACGTCTCGTTGTTCAATTCAATGCAAAGGCCCCACGGATAATCATCACGAGTCTGGGTTTTACCCTCCTCATCCTGATAGGTGTCGGTGCCGGTTTTGAGGTTTACCAGATCCATAACGGACTCCTGCAATAAAGGGGCCGAAGCCCCTTGTTTGATTAGCGAGGCTTAGACGCCCAGTTCGGCACGCTTTTCGGCGATCTCTTTTGCCAGAGTTTCAGCCGTTTTATTGCCCGGCTTCTTGCCTAGTAAATCCTCATACTGCTGTCGAAGCAGAGTAAGGTCTTCACTTACCGCGCCAGTGCCATCAGATTTCACTTCTTCCACTACTTGATGAACCGCAGCTGGAGATGGAACATTGATAACTACAGAAGCCGATCTTCCTTTACGCTTTTCGGCGATCTCTTTTGCCAATTTCGCCGCATCGTTCAGTGGCTCCAGCGCCGTACCTGGTTCGCCGTCATACTCAACTTCAGAGCCTTCTGGCCAGAGGTTGTTATGAATGTGAGATAAACGCAGGACGCGGTATCTTGCTTTTTCACCTGACATCGCTATCCCCTTAGCCAGTCACTTTTGAACGAATCGGGTAGTACGGGCTGTTGTTATCAACATCCAGGTTAATTCCCGAGGTGAAAGCACCGGCAGTCAGCGGGCCAGTACCGACCACATAGTTAACACGCAGATAACGCTGGACACCTGCCGGAACTTTCGCGGAAAACAGGCGCTTTCCAGCAGTCAACGCCGCTAGCGCCAACGTGCCGCTATCGTACAGCGTGGTCCAGGTGGAGTTATCCGGGCTGGTCTGCAACTGAACGTTCAGGGTTGCAGCACCGCCTGCGGTTGCAGTGGTATTCACGTTTGCCCAGAACTCCAGCGGGTAACCAACACCGATATCACGGCGGGTACCGTCGATAGGACCGAGATCGATTACATCAGTAGAAGCTGCGGAAGCC